CTTATGCTTCATCCGTGTACCCAAGGATTTTCTTCCAAGAGTACCACTACGAATCATCTGCATGAAGTTACGAAGCATTTTCATGTTGTCGATGACTTTATCGAACACGATGTCAAACTTATCGTACCCAATACAACCAAGCCCTACAACCAAAAACGCAGGCATATCCTTCATGTACCCATGCTGACGGGCATAAACAGCTACCTTTGCGATGTAGTCAGGGTCCTCGATATTACCACACACTGACAGCACCGTCTGGAGAAACTCATCAGCCGAGGCATAAAACTGGTCGTTAAACGTACCAGTCACGGCCAACTGAGCCAGAGCAGCCTCTGGTGAAAGCTGGTATGCCAAACCACCAGCCTCATTGACCATATTGGCATTCCCGAATGTGTTTGACTTAGTGCTGAACACTTGTTTATTCGCCATAACAGTTTCCTTTCCTGTCCAAACCTATTATACACATCATTAGAAGAAAGTCAATCAGAATTTATTTAATTCATTCACGCCACTCGATAAGAAGCTCCTCGACCCGCTTGCTCCGGATACTGACGACACCAGCGTCGGTCATATCGGACAGAGCGGCAACTGCATCCGTTGGCTGCCTATTCTGTGCTCGGCAGGCATCAGTTATGACATAGGAGTTCCAATCATATTCCCGGGTATCCAATGCTGTAATATAGACGGAATCCTCGGTTGGAAGCCCACAAACAAATACATTAGCAACATCCGCACCGACCGACCCAAGAAGCCTTAGCACACTGTCCCACGCCGTGTACTCCTCAGTAAACGGATACAAACCACGATAGACAATAACCCCACGAACCTTCAGCCCATCGGGAAACTCCGCTCCCCGGGTCCAATTAACGCAATGGGTTGGCAACGTACCCTCGTTCTCAATAAAACTCAAGTGGTCCGAGGGGTGCCACTGCTTTGTCATAATAACATAATCAAACAAGTCAATGATATTATTTATGACAGAAATAACACTATCCCCCTTAGGTACTCCTACTGCCCCACCGGGCATTAGGTCCTTCTGGACATCAACCACAACAAGCAGATTTTTCACTTTGATTCCTCCAAGTGCTGAATGAGTGCGTTAAGCTTCTCCACAGCTGGGTCAACCTCCGGCTCCGGCTTCTGCAAAAGCACCACCACCCCATGTATCTCACGAAAAACCAACCCGTGCTCCAACACGCTTGACCGGGCTGCCATTGGAAGAAAATCCTCATCTGTAATAATGATACTTCGATGCGCATGGGGAATCTTTTTAAGTGCACCCTTGACTATCAGCCTATCAATATAATCCGCAGCCGTAAACCGGGAGATGCCAAGGGCTTTCCCAATCTCAGCCGCCGTGGGAGCCACCCCGTGCTCCTCGTGGAACTGTGAGATATACCTCATTACATTAAGTTGTTTTGGTGTATATGCAATCATCATAACCCTCCGTATCCATTATACACACAAATGTCGGTTTGTCAAGTATTTGGTAGCCAAGGAGGGAGTCGAACCCTCAGAACACCGGGCTTGAACCGGTCGCATATCCCAATTCTGCTACTCGGCCACAACGGGTTTCGGACACTTAGTATGCATGTAGCCACCTGCTTTACGCACATACCCCTGACCAATCCGAATCTCTTCTCCGCACAGCATGCAAACCTTAACCCTACGTACACGACGGTCAGTCCCCATGCAGAATAAAGCTGCAAGTACTGGAGCAATTTTCATCCCTGTCTCCTAGATTATACTAAAATGGTGGAGATGTCGGGTATCGAACCCGAGTCCTGTTCATCTACATCTGCTGACACTACACGCTTAGTATGTGGTTAGGGCCCACACACAAACCCTTCTGCGTCTTTCCGCAGTGCCATCCGGTCTTTCCCTGAGTGCCAGTGGTTCTTTCCCACAGTCAGCTGTTGTTTTGTCGCTACTCCCGTTACTACAGCTCCTACGGTTTCACGTGGTCGCTCTAAGCGGCCATTGGACGTGCGAAGGTATCGTTTATTGTTTAGTCAGATTTATAACGGAGCCATCTGACTAACTCCGACGTGCGCCATGCAAACCTCAATGCCAGTCGATTCCATTCATCCCCACAGTTTGTCAAAGTGTGCTGGGGTAGACCGGACAACCCCTTGGCCTACCCTCAGCACTGCCAACACAATATCCTAACACCACACCAAACCATGCAGACTAATCCGGTGTGCTCTCAAACGTTACAGTCCCATCCAAAGATACCCACCTATTACCTCTATTTGCCCATACATCGTTTTTGCATATATGACCACACTCATCACAAACATACAAATTATAAGCATGGTCCTCATCTTCTTGTTGTGCATTATCCCAAACAAACACACACTCCATTTCTGACCCACAATTACATTTCACGTTACTCTCCCTTCTTAGTTCATCTACCCCTATTATACACACATTTGTGTCATTGTCAAGGATAAAATAATTTTATTTAAAATGGTATCCCCACGGGGACTTGAACCCCGGTCTCCAGACTGAGAATCTGGTATCCTGCCACTAGACGATAGGGACGCTGGTAGCCGGGGTGGGACTCGAACCCACAACGTCTTGCTTGTAGGGCAAGCACTCTTCACATTGAGTTACCCGGCTACAGAATATCATGGTGCCAGAGGAAGGAATCGAACCTCCAAGGCCTTGCGGCGTCTGGTTTACAGCCAGCTGGGCTTCCATTTACCACACTACTCTGGCACTGGCGGGACGGTCAGGATTCGAACCTGAAACTTTCGGTTTTGGAAACCGACGCTCTACCATTGGAGCTACCGACCCATTTTGGTATCCCCACCGGGAGTTGAACCCGGGTCTGCAGATTGAAGGTCTGCTATCCTAACCAACTAGACGACAAGGACACCTTAGCTTAGTTTGTCAAACAAATTCCTTTGTTCAATAATCCGTTGCATCTCTACTGGGTGACTCTCAATAAGCGTTTGTGCAAACTCCCGCATTGTTGCGGTCCAACGAACACCTGTTGACAACTCTGAGAACGATATGGGTGCTTCCCAGAAGGTTATCTCAAGGTCCTCGTAGAGAGCCATTATATTGTCAAACGTCTTTGTGTCAAACCGCCACACATTTATCATATCTGAAGTACTACCCATGGCAAATCTAACCCGAACCCAACGCTTGCGAATCGCATCTGTAATGAGCTCATCCCGGTAGCTACGGGCAACCTTCACATTTGCCGCACGAATGTCACCTTCCAACCCAAACAGCCCGGGATTCTCAATCATAAACAAGGTGTGTTCACGGACCTCAAACACACTACCTCTGGGTGATATCCAGTAACCCTCTATTCCAAGTGCCATAACAGACTCCTCGGTAGTAAAGTAATGGTGCGGAGGGTGGGAGTCGAACCCACAACCTCATGGTCCTAAGCCATGCGCCTCTTCCAGTTGGGCTACCCCCGCACCGTCATTTTTGGTATCCGGGGTGGGAGTCGAACCCACATTGGAATGGCCCTCAACCAAGTGCCTCTGCCTGTTGGGCTACCCGGACATTAGTTTTTCAATGGTGCTGACGGTGGGAGTCGAACCCACATGCCCATAGGACAGGGAGTTTTAAGCCCCCCTGGTATTCCATTTCCGCCACGTCAGCATAACGTTCTGTCTGCACTATAACACATCCAATGTTACAATGCAAAAAAATTGGTGGGCTTGGGGAGACTCGAACTCCCAATCGCCTGATTAAGAGTCAGGTGCTCTACCGGTTAAGCTACAAGCCCGTGGCCGGGGCGGCAGGATTTGAACCTGCAAGCTTTGGATTCGTAGTCCACTGCCTTATCCATTGGGCCACGCCCCGGAATATCATAAACAATTTCTTCCTATACCATAAAGTCTATGCTTAGTGTAAAGCATAGATAGATGCATCGCACTCATAGTGCTTGAATAGTTAGCACTACTGTCTGTGTTAATATACAGAGGAAATGTCATAAGGTCCTCAAATATTGGTGCCATTGCTCCAAACCACTGGGGTCGTACACAAATACCATAGTATCTGAGTACCTGATTGTACCTCTTGCATATCCCAGAGATTTTTGTACTTCGCATCATCCTCTGCACAAACCGTGGAACCACGCCCATCTTGTACATCCTCATTGGTTATTCCCACTCTCATCCTTCTTCTCATAGGGTCACTAGGGTCATCCCAATCAACCCATCCCTTACAGCCACACCAATAGCTGATATACTCCTTTGCCCCACCTTGCACACCCCTCCCACATTGTAGGACCTGTACCACATTTTGGACACAACCCGGGGTCAGGGCCCATAATTACAGCACCGTGCTGAATAGGCTCGGCGCAACTTTCCTTTTCTCAGGTTTCTTCTCCTCCTCAATCATCCTCTTCACCATAATTCGGCAACCTTCTAGGCTCTGAATCAGCTGGCCCTTGCTCATCCAACGAAAAAACACCTGTATACTGCAGCTTAGGTGGCATTACAGCCGAATTCTGTGCCTCTTCTGGCCCTTCAACCTTTCCCAATTTCGCAAGACATTCTGAGCAACCATGAGCCTTAAGCCATCCGCCTATACCATCTGAAATTTCAATTGCTGCCCAACCCTCAGGAAATCCCCCTGAAGACTCGGTTCCACAATAATTGCAAACAACAACATGTAGTACTGTCATCGCTTCTCCTCCTCATTCATCACAGTCTCCTAAAAATGGCAGGCAGCGAGGGACTCGAACCCCCAATAACCGGTTTAGAAGACCGGCACCTTAGTCCATTTGGTTAGCTGCCCACTAGTCTATAACACCTCATAGGACCCAACAGCACCAAACTCAACAACAGCTACCTCGTCCTTAGCAACCGTAGCCTCAAGCATAACCACCCCCAATCATTTGGTAAGCGAGGGGGGACTCGAACCCCCAGTCTCCTCCTTCGGAGGGAGGCGTCCATCCATTAGACTACTCGCTCTTCACTACATTGCCATCTGCATCAACCGTGTCTACCTTACTCAATACATCATAAGCAGACCCACCACGACGAGCTGTACCAACGCTTTGACCAACCAAACTGTAGGCCTGTAAAACAGACTGGTCAGTTGCACAAAAATTAACAGTTCCTTGACCACGAATGCCAAGCCCACCAGACTCAGCAAAGGCATCCTGATTTGCACCAAGGAAAAGGAATTCCCACTGGTACGTCCCCTCCTGATGCTGAATCATCTCCTTAATCTGTGCCTTGCTGTACTCGTGGCTGGCGTTCTCCTGCCCATCGGTAATGATGCAGAAGACTAGCTTCTCTGGACGCTCTGCTTCAGCCATCCTACCCAACCGCCCTCCAAGTGAGACTATCGTAGTACCCACTGCATCAAGCAAGGCCGTTGTCCCACCCGGAAGGTAAGATTTACTATCCAGCTCCCTGACAGCCTGAATATGGTCCCACTCAACCAATTTCAGAATATTAGTATCAAACAACATGATACTCATTGTGGCCTCCCCGGGCAACTGCTTCTGCTCCTTCAGGAAGGTATTAAACCCACCAACGATATCGTCCGCTATCAAACCCATGGACCCTGACTTATCAATAACCATTGCAATATGTGTATAACCAGATTTCATCTCATACCCCTTTCAAGAATATAATACACCCTATAACAAAAAAGTCAATAAATTTTCTGGCGGAGGAGGAGGGGCTCGAACCCTCAAGGGTGTTATCCCGCTGGTATAGCAAACCAGTGCCTCACCTATTAGACTACTCCTCCGATGGAGCTCCCGGGAGGATTTGCACCCCCACCACCTGATTACAAAACAGGCACTCTACTGTTGAGTTACGGGAGCAAAAATTGGAGCTGGAGGGAGGGGTCGAACCCCCAACCTGCGGATTACGAATCCGCTGCTCTGCCTGTTAAAGCTACTCCAGCTCAAAATCTTGGACCACCCATCGGGAATTGAACCCGAATCTCCAGCATGGCAAGCTGACGTAATGCCATTATACCATGGATGGTTAGAACCGGGCCACACAAAGAATGGTGAGCTCACCAACCCGGTCTTGGAATTCAGCCGACAACCTAGCCGTGACCCCTAGTATCTCCAACACCGGTAACCCTAGACAGGTAAGAACTGTCAGGCTTAGGCCTTTGGGCTCTGGGGGGTTGGAACGCCAAGACTCTGGTTTTGTTCTTAACCAAAACCAACCTCGACTGATACCACATGTGTGCTCACTCCACATACTGGGGCTGTTATGCTATCTCACATGGGTCTCCGACCTGCATCCAATAGTTTATCAAATGGCGAAAGTTTCTGGCGGAGGTAGAGGGAGTCGAACCCCCACAGGCTCTCACCCGGCGATTTTCAAAACCGCTGCCATACCGTTAGACGATACCTCCACTAGTAAAGTACTAAAATGGTAGTGACCGTGTAATACTGGTCAGTTTGAATGGCTTTGTCTCCCACTCATACCCATCATACTGTATTACCGCACCTGTTTGCTTGTGCTGACGAATGTCATAGTCAGCCACATCTAACCCCAATTCTCTCAAACTCTCGTCAGGGTCGTCTCTGAGCCGTCTCATGTAGGTCTGGTAGACAAGAAGTGTTGGGTCCCTAAGGTCCCGACCGGTTCGGTCTCTCCCCCATGACTCAATGACCCGACAGCTGCCCGGGCACACACCCAACACCGCCTGTATAAGGCTTACATCAACAACTACCAGATACCCTATGTTGGCGATGAGTGCCTCAATAATAGCACCAACCGTTCCATAGGTGGCGGTAAGACGGTTCACCATGTACGTCCATATGGCGTAGGTAACCTCGTATCCGGAAGACTCTGCCTCCAGATATTTACTAATCTGATACTGATTTATCTTCAGCTGTGAGGATGAGGACGTGGCTTTGGATTCAATCATCAGGCGAAACTCCTCATGCATAACATCTGGACAGATATCTGCATTACAATTTGTTGTACGCCTGTCCCCACCAAGAAGTACCGCTGTTAGATTCTCAAAGACCTTCCCAACAATTGTAGCAGTTTCCTGATACCCCTGAACGTGCCGGTCAAGGGTAAGACCCGGAAACAATAATGGATGCTGTATTCTTCGCTTTCTGTTTATAACCAGCATAGTTGTCCTTAAAAATGGTGGTCAGGGCCGGTTTTGAACCGGCTACGCTTGCCTTTTCAGAGCAACGCTCTACCGAGTGAGCTACCCGACCACTAATCAGTAAGACGCTTCTTGCCTTTAATGTTTTTATCTGAAACAGACATAGCAAAATGACAGCCACAACCTAGGCAAATAAAACTAGCCTCATTATGTAGCCTATCATCTGAGCCAAAGCATTGTGCAAACTCAATATCCCCAGAGCAGCACTCTGGACACTTTGGTTTATCAGCAAAATAATAATCAACACCATGCTTCATAATCTTAGTGCCCATCCTACTTCTCCTTAAAATGGCGACCCCGAGGAGATTTACACTCCTAACTCCCTGCTAGACAGGCAGGTGCTCTGTTGTTGAGCTACGGGGCCGCTCATAAAATATGATAGTAGAGGTGTCTACCCAGACCTATTCAACCACTCCCAAACAGTACTATTTTTATAGCCACCCAAAAGATGACCTATTTCTTTATATGACTTCCCTTCTTCTCGCAAAAGAATTGCTTTTGGTTTCAATACCAAATCTCTTCTGCAAGACCAACAAAAACCCTCTTTAAGAACCCTTCTTTTACCACACCCTTTACAATTTCTTTTCAGAGGACCTATTGCCATAACCTGCGTTAAGATTATATTTATATCTAAAAAATTCATTACCACAAATATCACATTTTATAGAAACTCGACAATCTAAAATCTGCTGTCCCCATTTACAATGAGATGAACAAAACTTTTTCTGCTTACCTACTAAGGTCTTTCCACAAAAGACACACTCCATAAAAACCTCCAACAAAATGTAACCTAACCAAAAATATCTTTTAAACTGGTGGCCAGGGTGGGACTCGAACCCACATTCTCATAATGAGCCGCCTTATCAGAGCGGTGCCTGAAACCAAATTCGGCTACCTGGCTACAAGTATTATACAGTTGAATGTAAATTTGTCAACATATGGTGAGCAGGATGGGACTCGAACCCATACACTCCTCCTTAGGAGGGAGGTGTCTTTCCAGTTAGACTACCTGCTCACAAAGAATGGTGGGCCCTCAGGGTATTGAACCCCGGTAATCTGATTATGAGTCAGATGCCCTGAACCTTTAGACGAAGGGCCCATCAGTATAATGGTCGGGGCGGGAGGAATCGAACCTCCGGTTTCTTGGTCCCAGGCCAAGCGGACTACCAGACTGTCCTACGCCCCGAATGTGTCGTCAAAACCACCTTGTGAATCCTCCATGTCAGCACTATCCAAACACATCGTAACAATAACAAGAATGTCCTTACCAGTAAAACAATCAAACAATTCAGCACTTCCACCACCCACAATTAGGTCAACATCGATATACTGAAATCCTGCCTCCTCAGTAACCTCCCATGTATAGTCAACATCGTCAGAAGGTGCCTCAAGATACTCGCATAAAACCTGCTTTGCATACCTTGCATAATCCAAAAGAGGCAAATCATTAACCTCAAGATAATACTGAAAAACTTGTACCTCAACCACCTCCGCCACACCTGCAACACAACAAACAACTTCCTTGCTCCTTGGCACCTTAGAAGTCCTCCCTATCGCACAAACTAGAATCACACATGAAACTTGGAGCGGCTACCGGGATTTGCACCCGGACCGTGAGCTTGGAAGGCTCGCATGCTGCTGTTGACACCATAACCGCTCTGGATTGTTGGAGGTGGAGGCGGGACTCGAACCCGCATAAACGGGTTTTGCAAACCCTGACCTAACCATTCGGCCACACACCACCATTAGGCAAAAATCTTGTTAAATCGAAATGGTGGCTCCTTGTAAAAGAAGTCACCAACACCCACATCAAACAGATTAGCCTCCGATATTGGCTTATATTTCCTTTCAAGACTCACCACCCTTACCCATTTACCGACTCTGGCCGTACCAGCCCACTGTGACCCTTGCCGCTCCGGTCTCCAATAGGCCACCCACACCTCAAGCTCAGCAAGCTCTGGCTCATCCATTACAATATCCTCAACCAAATACTTGAGCATCATACCGGCCTGTAACGTACCCTTAACCTCAAACTCTGATGTTACCACATACTCTTCACTCGGTATGTGAAAAATAACCCTGTATATCTGGTTACCCGAATAACTCCGTACCGCATCCACCTCCTTTGGAACTGTCCGTATGATATGTTCCTGATTCATTGTGTTCTCCTCATCTATGTTAATTCTGAAAAATGGTGACCCCACATGGACTTGAACCATGATAGCCGGATTAAAGGTCCGATACTCTTCCACTTGAGTTATAGGGCCACGAACTGGCTCCCCGGGCAGGAATCGAACCTGCAATTGTCCGGTTAACAGCCGGGTGCCTTACCTATTTGGCCACCGAGGAGCAGAAAAATGGAAGCCCCGACAGGAATCAAACCTGTGTAACGAGGGCCAAAACCTCGTGCCTTGTCATTGGGCTACGGGGCCAATCAAACCGGGGCCACAACAGTGACCCCGGACCAATAATCATTGCATCAACCCGTTTGTCAAAGAACCGCTCGAGTCAATTACCTTGTCCAAATATTCCAGACAATATTGAAATGAGCCGCCTGCGCCTCCGCAAACTCGCACCGGACAACTGTCTGACCGGCACTAATACACTGCCGTTCATAAAGTACACTTGTACAAGCATTATACAAGGTGGGGGTTATTCGTCAAGTTGTTTTTCAAAAAACTTACTTTACCAATACAATGCTGCTTTGAATTTGTTACACAGGGGCCAGGATGGCTCCTCGCCTAAGCACATAAGTGCTAAGCGAGAAGCCCTAGTGCTAACCTAAGGGCGATTCACAATAACAACTGAGCATGTCAACAAGTAAAATAAAATTTTCACGACGGTGTCTGATAAACTCTTGAAAGAAAGTCCTCAAGAAGAAAATCATCAGGTGCTCTATCTATCATCGTGGCAATAATCTGAAGCACTTGAACCGAGGAAAACATAGGTGCATAGGCGTTTGGATTTGCAAAAAAGGGAGTATTACCAAAAGCTGGCACACTCATAGCCTCAACCATAATCTCACCTAGTTCATCAAAATTGAGTGGCTGTAGATTATTCTGCTTAAAAAACGTAAGTACCTCTGCCACTGCACCACTCTTACGCTTTGTCATAACAAACCCTTCCTCTGTATTTGTTTGTCATGACGTTCCCGCTGAAGCTCCTTATAGGTGTCACAAGCAAAATTAGTACATGTCTCACATGGTGTAAAATCAGCGACATCGCATTCCTCAAACCTACTACCTATCCTCTTTAGTGTCCGTATCCAAACCTTTTTACAATCAGTGTAATTCAAGCTTATACTTCTTTCGTCTCAAAGCATACCGAACCCGCCTACTACGACTTATAGCACCAACAAGCACACAGGGCCTTACATGCCGCTCATGCAACTCACGCAGCCTACGCCCCTCCTGCATAGCATAGGTTTCCTGAAGCCATTCCATCCCACATACCGCACACTTCCTGATAACACCAGAATCACCATCGTCATAACTTATATAGGTAAAACCAATACCCTTATGGTTAGACTTGAAACCACAGGCCGAACACACCACCTCATCATCGAGGGGGGTATACTTATGTTTTTCTCTCACCAACATTATCCGGTGTCCTCAATTCTTTCTCAGTCTCATCACGACTTAAAATCTTAAGTACCTTGATAAGGTGAGCCCTACGCTCCGGAGACAGCCTCTCAAAATCATCCTCAAGACTCTCCTCACTAGAACTAACCATCTTCTGTAAAACATCAGTTTGAGCAATATGCCCTGTACCAAACAACTTAATGAAATCCAAATAAGCTTCCTGCTGTTTACTCAAAAGTTTAAGCACCTCAAGCAATGAGCTGGCACTCATTGTTTTAAGTTTCTCCTCCTTAAACAGGAGATTCTCAACCTGCTCACCCCGCTGAAATAGCTTTATAAGCCCACCCATACGCCTACTACACACAGCTAGAAGATACAAGTCAACAAAAGCTTTTCCCTGAGTAGCGAACCCCTCGAACAACCGAGCTGAGGATTCCGCTGAGAAATCATCAAGTATCTCACCAGAAGCAAACCTGCGTATTACCGCAGCCTGCGCTTCTTCACTTTCCTCTACTGATGGATTCTTTGGCCTTGGCATCCTCTACCCCTTGTAGCATTTCCTTGTAAACCTTGTCAATAGTATTACACGAGTTAGTTACAAAACTCATTTTCCTTCCTATGGATTTAACATAAATAGCCAGTGCCTCCTTGGAGTAACCACGCTGTACCATCTGCCAACACATAAATTTCTGAGATACCTGCCTAAGGTCTTCACGCTTGGGTATGTGAATAGTCTTACCAGCAAACACTTCAAGAAACTCACTTGCAAGCTCTGTCCCAAGAAGATGCATAATCTCAGGAAGATAACGCACCTTAGTACCACCAAGGCGCATAAGAACAAAAAAGAACATCTCCATGTCACTAAATTTCATCTTCGCCCCCTGTCCCTACGTCTTTGAAGGGCCTTAGCAACTTTAAGCGAAATCTGCTGGTCGTCAATAGAAGGGAATTCATCATATATCTCCAACACACTGCTCCCAGCCTCCCTCTCTAGTAAAGTATCCAAAGGAGTGGTCTCACTGACATTAGTAGCCTCAAGCTCCACCTCAAAAGTCATATCAAGCTCATCCATTACACGAATAAATTTCTTATATTTTTGTTCAGCATTAAACAAATTGTGGGTATAGCCCTGAATGGTACGTATAAGATAATTAATAATCATACCATTACCAAAATTCCATTTAACCTTGGGATACCACTCAGTCATAACCCTCACCCATATGTCGGAACGCATGTCCTCATAGTCACTACCCACCTTAAAATGACTTAGAGTATTAGAGATAACATGCTCAATAAAGGATGAGGCTCTATCAAGTATAAGATTACGTATTTCTGCCTCTTCCAACCTACCCTGCAACAGACGAGCCAGTATTATCGCAAATTCAAAATCCCTATGGTGTGGTTGCCGCTTCGCCATGATGTCAAATCCAAAGGTGAGATTACAATAAGTGCAGTCTTCCGTACTCTGCTATACAAGCAGCATCAACAAGTCCGTCCTGAACAGCCGTTGCACGTTCTGAGCCGGGTATGCTCCACTTCTGCTCTGGCCATCTACGCTGTACAAAATCAAGGGCTAGTTTCTTAGTATCATGTTTCTTGTCATTGTGTGGTGACAATATAGCCTTCTGCCACTGCTTTGGTCTAATCGTATCATATCTACGCCCAAAAACAGCCACAGCCATTATGAGTAACCCATAACCAAAACCAAGACTAAAATTAGTCAGGGGACTACGTATGCCCATACACTGCTGCTCCTCAATAACAACTAAAGCGGATGTGGCCTTCAAGTAATCTATGATAGTTGGACAGTAAAACGTTTTTCGCTTAACCATCACAGTAGGCATCATTGCGAGCTTTAGAATACAGCCCTGCTCATCCAACCAACAAAAACCACCAGACTTACCGGGGTCTATCCCAATAACAATTCTAGCCAATTGTGCTTACTCCATCCGATTGTTTAACAAGGAGGACCTGCTCAAACAACCCCTTAAGTTCAGTTATATGTGTAACCACAAAAACAGAACGCACTGGAGCCAGTTTTATCTCCTCAGCTATAACCTCAATACTATGTGAGTCCAAAAAGCTTATAACCTCATCCAGTATGAGTATACCAAACAAACCCTGCTGCAGCCCCCACTTCTGGGAAAGCAAACCAACAAGAGCCAAAAGCATGGCAATATCAACCTTCTGCTTCTCACCACCCGAAAGGGCCTTATATTCAATTATACTGCCGCCTCGGAATAAGGTAACAACCAACTCTGTTGTAGAAGGCTTTTCTACGATATGAACATTGACTGTAAAACCAGCAGCTGTCCTACTAAGAATCTCATTAACAGACGTAGTGATTAGCTTAACAGCAGATTCCATCAACATATTTCTGAAACCTTGAGGACCAAACACAGTCACCCATTTATCAAGAATAGCCATATCTGCCTCAAGACCAGAGAGGCCAAGCTGCTTCTCATCAACCAATACAGATATTTCAGTAATCCCCTTCTGACTCTCCTCTACAGATTTATCAACCTCATCTATACGGACCCGGCACCCATCAACCTTCTTATCATACTCATTAACTACATTTTTGGCTACAGTGATTTTGCTCTCAACAGCCCTTATGGTGTCCTCAATATCCTGCATCTGAGAACCTATCTCATTAATATTAGCATGATACGCCTGAAACTCATCAGCAACCCTCAAACTCTCCGCATCAATATCAGCAATCTGATTCTTGAAAGTAAGATAATCCTCAAGAAGTGGCATTGCCTCCTCCTCAAGACCCGCCACTATCTGTTTTATATGAGATTCATCCAAGTTTGAGAAGCATATGGGGCAACTACTCTTACCTGACAACCCATTAACACGAGCAGTCTGCACCCGTAGCCCTTCCAACTTAGTCTTTGTCTCAACAAATTTAGCAGAAAGACCCGCCTTCTTACCAAGAACCTCATCCAGATAGGCTGACATCTTTACTGACAATCCCTGCACCCTGTCCCGTTGGTCAACAAGTACTTCTTTTTGACTAAAAAGTTTGTCCAACTCACCCATAAGACCATCAACATCAACCATTGGCTTCTCAATACCAACCAGCTCTGCCTCAATTGTAGCCTTACGGGTCTGTGCTCCTGAAAGGTATAAGTTGATTGTTTCCCTACGGGACTCCAGTGATAGCAACTCACTCTTTACTAAAGAAACTTTTGTACCAACATCCTTGTACCGGTCCTTAGCTATGATAAGAGCATCACCATAAGCACCAAGTCCCAAAAATCTAGCAAGCAAACCTTTACGGTCAGAATTACTCATTCTGCTAAACAGGACAAACTGCTCCTGACTAAAATAACTACACTCTTGAAAAACATCAAAATCAACTCCAAGCATCTTATCCAGCTGGTCCTGAACAGCAGTAGCCGTACCCTGATATACTGCATCACAACCAACAATCTCAAGCTCCTGCTTTGAAGCAGTACGTGTTCGCCTGACCCGTAGGGCCTCACCTGCTGTATCCCTCAGTATGACCTCAACCCAACAGGTAGACTCACCTTTACGAACAACCTCCTTAGCCCCAACACCCTTTGAGGTCTTACCCCACAGACACCATGACAGGGCCTCAAATAATGTAGATTTCCCGGAACCATTAGACTTATCCTCGTCACCACTAACCTCCCCCAGCACCAGCGTCACACCCTCATCAACCATGTACTTGAAATCCCCAAAGCACCCAAAGTTAGAACCATCAACGGATTCAAGAATATAATTTGAATACACCTCGATATCAGCCTTAGCCTGTGCCTGCTCAACCATCCCAAGACCCAAATCGGCAGCCAGTCCCATATCAGCAACATAGGAGACCAATGCCTCCTTATCGTCTGGCCACTCAACCATGGAATTTATAGGTACGAGTTCCGTACCCTTCTTGTCCTCAACAGAACAAATCTGTAAGGTGATAGCAGGGGACTCAATGGGGATAAACCTAGGTGTCAAATCATCGGTGGAGAACTCATAGAAGCCTCTGTCCCCTGTATCACTAGACCGTATCGGCATGAGAGACCCCGGTATGAGGAATCTCCCGTCATATAAAACCTGTGGTTTGTGAATATCACCAGCAATAACCAGCCTTGCTCGCTCAAGTAGCCTATCGGCATCCAAAGACTGCTTACCCTGTAACTTCTTACCCGTCTCTAAAACAGCACCCTCAACCATACCATGCACCATCAGTACATCACACTTCTCAGGCAGCATATTGTAATCAATACCACCCCTCCGGAAGTGCTGCGCCCCAAGGACTAACCCACCTGAGGTTACCGTATCAGGTCCATCAAGAAGTCTGGCACCCCACTCAGTTAGAGTTTTGAACGGGACATCATAATCTGACGTAAATTCAAGACCACCAAAATCATGGTTACCGGCTATCATAATCAGTTTAGGGGCGATTGGTTTAAGAATCTCAAGCACACGATTATATATGGAAGCTGGCGTTGGAGCAACATGGAAAAGGTCACCAGCAAACAACACCCTTTCATATGCCTGTGCCCGGCTAACAAGCTCTGCCAACACATCTAATCCAGCCCGGAGCCTGCTCTGCATACCATCCGCTACTATTGCACCTCTACGATGCTTATGGATATGAGCGTCAGAAAAAATCATTAACTTACTCATTTGGAACCACCCTGCCCTTTATTAGACCCTGCCAAAGTAGCACAACCAATTGCAAACCCAAAACCAAGCAGTCCAAAAAATGATATAAAAAGTAAACCCCAAAGAACTGCAAGTTCCCACCTGTACACGCCACCAATCTGTATAAGCAAACCCCAATACTGGTGTATAACACTTGCTACTACTACTGCAGTGCAAACAGCTGTAACGAAAAAAAATGCAAAGAATAAGTAGTTAATCATTTTCATTTGGAACCACCTTAACATCAAATGAGGATTTATGTAACCGCTCCAACATAACCTCAGTAACCGTATCGGATTCACGAAATTTCGTATCAGGACTGTCGGAGAACGTATACCATCCCTTTGAGGACTCAACAATAATACCCATTTTTATGCACAGCTCAAACAGACCACTGTCCGTAAGCAACCCTGTATTGAGAGAAACAGTAAGTCTGATACTTCTGAAAGGTCTGGCAAGACGATTCTTTGGACAGCTGAACTCAGACCTGACAGCATATATGTCATCGTTATCCTTGAGCTTCTCTTTAAGCCTAATCTCAATCCGAACTGATGCCCCAAATGGTATCCCACTACCGCCCGGAGTTACCTTCTTGGGACCGTACATGTTTAAGGAAGCAATAACGTGGTTACTGACCATGTAAATGGCCTGAAAATCACTTACCTTCTTTACAAGTAACCGAACAAGACCTCTCACGTTCTTAGCCTTGGTAAGGTCCTGCTTGTTAAGCCCCACCTTCTGTTCATGCTCGGTTGACAACATGGCAACACTATCAAGACCAATCCCGAGCAAAGGTACCCCGTCCGCCTTGATGTTACCATCCTTATCTGTAAATGTACCAAATATCAACTCAATGCTATCATAATGCTCTTTCACTGTAAGAGAATTCAAAACAATCAGCTTGTCAACATTAAGACCACACTTTGAGGCCCATACAGGATTGAACGAATGTTCAGTATCATCAAGGATAGCAATACCGCCAGCCTTCTGTATCTGACTCAGAATGTTATAGATTATCAGCGATTTACCTGTCGAAGGGTCGCCGTAAAACTCTGTAATCCAACCCCGTGGAATGCCCCCACCGTTAACCTTCTCAGAAATCAACCAGTCCAAAGCTGGTACTCCGGTGGAAATACATTCAATTGTACCTCCACCAGAGTGCGCCAGCTCACCGAGGCTACTTAGTACATCACTGAATGGGTCTTTTTTCTTGCCCACCTAGAGGCCCCCAGCCATCGCTTCCCGAATACAGTCCTGCCTAAGAGTACACTCTATACAACGAGTACTCGTTTTATCAAAACCAACACCGAAACATTGTGGCCGGTCACCCGCTGGAACCACACTTGTCTGCGGTTGTGCAACAGGAGCTGCCGATGTCTCCGTAGCAGGTACTGGTACCACAACGGGAGGAGCACTACTGGGAACACTTGTCTGTGGAGCAGCTGCTGCAAAGGGGTCCACATCCTGTGTGATTGCAGAAGCACTACCAACAAAAACAGCAAGCTCATCATACGACAGGAGTGGCGGGATGGTATTACTAAGCTCATCCAGCTTTTCCTTCCAACCCTCGGGTAAACTACCAACAACGTCTGTCGCCGTAGGCATCGGTTGAACCTCATAGCTTGGGTACTCATTACCGTTACCCGGAGGTATCTTTGTTATTTTGAAAGCACGACCATGCGTTGGGTCAATAACAGAACCAAAAGGCTCTACCGCATGGTTGGTGTATTCAGAACTCAACACATAACCAAAAAGCGTCTTCTGAATCTTAATACCAGTCTCAAGAACACGCATTTCAAGAGCACCTGTTTCAATATTCTTGACAAGAATATTATAAAGGAACCTGCGAGTAACACGCATTTTGCTGGCTTTCTTCTCCGCAAGTGACCCACCAGTTTTTCGATACTGCCACACCAACTCACAAATAGGACACGGAGCATCCTTGTCAAGAGTTTTTGGACATGCAAGAGCAGTTGTTCCATCTGTCTTTTCGATACCAAAGTGCATCAGATATGTAACAGAAATATCCGTAATCTCCCCATCAAAATACTTAGATGTCGGGGGAAGAACACGAATAAAGTTCGGACCTTCCACCATTTTATAACGCCCTGCACTCTGCTTCTTCTCAGCCTCAGTTCGATTAAAACCCATCAGTAACCTCCTTTGGTCTATAAACCAGTAGCCTTCGGGTCTAATGACTCCATGTCACTAACAACCCTTTCAGTTAATTCCTTTTCTGGTGATGGGGCTTTCCTGATATTAACCCCATACAGCTCATGCTCAAGTCTTTGTGATGCACCCAAACTCACCAACATATCCTTTCGGTGCCGCAGGGCATTGTAAAGAAAATCAAGAGCCTTGTAGGTTAATTCTTTTTCAATCAAACACTCTTTAGCTGTCCGCACACTGGGGTGTAGCTCAACACGTTTCTCAGCTATCTTATCGGTCATCTTTTCCTTTAGCTCAATTGCTTGCTTACGAATGTCCGTATCGGCCTCAGCCATGGCAATATCAACCAGATGTTTTTGACTCTCATGCTCCCGTCTAGCAATAGCAAGCAACTCACCCACATATGCCACCCTACCGGGGTGCTGAGCATACATAGTGTCCAAATCATTGGCGTCTATATCCACATATGCTTTGACATCAATCTCTACCGGTGCCTCAAGCGTATCTAGCTCTATTCTCATCGTTGTCCTCCACTGTATATATCGGACACAAACACAATTACTTTAGCAGAAGGACAGTATCACGCCTAGGACTGCCGTAGTAGGCCTCGTTATTTGGAAGAAGCATACACCTGTTCAACCCATTTATGTTTACAGAACCCCTGCTGACTTCCTTTATTTCAGCCAAACCCTTCCAGTTCTCACCAATAGTAAAATCCATCACCATAGGAACCTTAAGCCACTCATACTGATTTATACTTAGATTCATAAACTTAATAATCCACTCAACCATACTGGAATCCACTTCCATTATTATACTATCATGAATCGTACTCAGGAACCGACACCTATCCTGCCAACCCTCTCTGCGAAGCCTATACCATAGATTAGCCATTGCCTGAAGATTTATATCGCTTGCGGCTGACTGCACTGGAAAGTTAACCGCCTTGCGGAAAGCCGAGGACAGGAGAGCTTGCCCATCCATCTCTGTCTTCCAATTCTGCATTTGCTGCAGTGCCACACCAACCTCAGGAAATCTTCTCACACGCCCAAAGCTAGACCTGACTTCACGCTCTTGCATCAGTTCATCCATAACCCGGTCGTACCACGCCTGTAGCCCTGAGTAAAGCTGGAAAAACTTATTACGCCACCCATTGGCAACCTTAAAATCGACCTTAATGTCTGCATTAGTACGCAAGTAATCCATAAACCCTGCTGTGGCTTGCCCATAAAGTAGACCAAAATTAATAGACTTGCATATCCGCCGCTGTTCCTTACTGACCTCACTCTCTGGTATACCAAAGATAACACTGGCAGTACGTGTATGAATATCCTTATCCTCATGGTAAGTCCGTATCATCTCTTGGTCATTTGATACGAGGCACCAACACGAAGTTCAGCTTGTGACAGGTCACCCTGAAACAGGACCAAAGGCTTCCGTGCAATAAAAAATTCTTTTATCGGCCCCTCCCGGGGAATATTCTGCATATTCGGATTAGCTGAGGACAACCTACCAGTACGGGTACCATGTAGGAGAAAATCGCCATGCAGAACAGACTTGCCCAAAAACGGCTCAACAAACGTTGAATAAAGTGTGTGAACCTTACGATACTCCATTAAAATCTTTGGTGTATCATCATCCCTACCGGTTTTTTCGTTATCAGATATCAGTTCTTTTAACACACCCTTATCAATTTTATAAGACTTATCCTTATTCAATTCACCAAAATAGGGATAACCAGAGGTAACAAAAAAGTAATTTCCAACAGGGATACGTTTGTTTGGGTCACACCCCATCCTCTGGTACAGGGTCTTTCCTAACTCATCAACCTGAACACGAAGCTCATCCGCCGCCTGCTTAAGCTTACCCTCATCGAGAGCGAAACCACCATACCGCATACTGGCAAGCATGGAAATACATGGTCGTAGAACATTATTATAACATGATAATAGCCCGGCATCCCGTTGAATTTCCTCAGACAAACTATCGTGCAATTGTGCCGTGTAAAGAGCATCCTCAGCATTATAACACAAGAGCTCATGGGTAGGAACCCGAGTAAAGTCCTTAACCAAAACCGCATATACCCCAATACGCTCCTGAACCAATGCCTTCAATGAATATCTGGCTTTGTCAACATCAAGCAGATAGTTCATAAGCATCACATCATGTAAGTTAGACCCCCTAAGGTCTATGTTGTATGGGAAGAGGGACATAATATCAAACTGTGTATTATATGCGGATAAGCTCTCCATCCTACACAGCCAGTTACCAACAAATTGCTGGACCTCATCAAACCACCTGAAAGAATAACTGATGTTACCATCGGACACAGCCATAGTTCGGACCTGAAAATTATCCCCCCAAGGATTCAGACCTGTGGTTTCAACATCAAATGCACAAAAATCCCAATTAAGCTCAGTTAGGGTATCCATAACATCCTGTGCGGTGTTTAGCACAACAATGTTACGCACTTGGTTAGAACCACGAATCTCAGACTTAGCCAGCAACAACGCACGGTATATGTCCTGATAACGCCGCCTGCCCTGAGGTGAACCTATATCCCCTGTATGCAAAATACTGGCTGGATGAAAAGTCGATACAACCTTTCGACCGCCAACCTCATACATTTGGTTACGGTTTATGGCTTCAGAAGAACCTCTAAATAAGTAGTTTGTTGCAACTAACCCAAGGCATATGATTACACGAGGGTTCAGCCGCTCAATCTCCTTATCCAAATACTCACCCCCACACCTCCGACACAAATCCATAGAAGGTGTATCATTATTCGGAGGACGACACTTAACAACATTAGTAATATGACAAGTAATACCAGATTCCCCAATCAGACGCCGAATGTGCTCGCCTGATGCCCCAACAAAAGGCCTACCCTGTTCAATCTCTGTTGCCCCTGGTGCCTCACCAATTATCATAATTTCTGCACCATCGACCTGCTCAACCATAATTTTAACAGACCCATTGAGGGGACACCCAGCACAACCGCTTACTGGGTCATTTGCAAATTTAAAATCAAAGGGCATTAAAGTTTCTTCCGTAACCCTGTCAAATGGAATGAAATCTCATTCAGATAAGCCTCAGCCAATTCCAATGCTCTAACATCATTTGTTGCCTCGACCTTTCGGATAAGCAAAATAAGCAACTTACAGAGGTCACAAACATCAAAGGTCTTACCAACAAATTCAACAGGTTTTGGACACCCGTTCTTGTTTGAGACAAACACAGGATTCACAACTACAGGTGTATGGTGCTCCCTTATAGGAACTTCAGCATCAGTCTGCTGGCCATCCCTGACAGCATCACAGATAGCCTTAAACCGAGGGTCCTGCTGCTGGCAAGCAACACAATACAGGCTACTGGCCTGAGCATGCTGGAGGTCAACTGCCTCAACCTTAAACGTCTTACCACAACTAACACAAATAACATCATGCAAACCGGTTGTATCATCACTCATAGTGTTCTCCTCAACTGGCTAAGCAGTATTCGCTTACCCAAAAATATCCGTATAAACGACTGGCTGACTATCTTTTAACTCTTCCAAAGCCCTACCTAGAGCTACTGCCCGACCAACGTTTGCATTGAATTGGTCATTTGGTGCCAAGGAGGCAGAGGCTGTAACATCTCCACTGTTGTAACCTAAAATACTGACAACACAAGATGTGGCTACAGTTTCTACAACAGTGCCATTGTTAAGCTTAAGGTCATTGTACTTCAACTGAAACATAACATTTACCCCATGCTTATGCAGATGTTTCAGAACCTGTTCTAATTCGCCTACCTTCATCTCTAGCCTCCGTTTCTACGCCGTCTCTTTGCCCGTTTAACAAAGAGTCCCATATCAAACTTTTCCACACTCTCCACCATATATATCGACAATTCATCACGATACTTTATATCAGACAGCACATTAGTCCGAAACAAAGAGGTCCTCCGAATACATGTAGTAACCACACCCAAGAGCTTACCCCCATTCAGCACAAAGGAATGCCGAAGAAAATCATAAGGCATAACCTTCAGAATAGCTACTGCATCTGGAGGATTGGCATTTGGGTTAAGTATCCGAGGTTCCCCATTACCAAAGGTCCAGTAATACTGTGAGTTCAATATTGCACGAATATTAGACCCCTCAAGACGCTTAAATGTCCTCAGCAATGAATCAGTACTGATGCCAGCACCCCATTCAGCCTGTATATCAGCAAAATACATTACCCAGTCACCTAGTAGATTTTACCACTGTCTTACCACCAACAGACATTATAATGCCTCCAGTCACGTCAACAGCCTTACTCACCAACCACCTTTTATCATCAGTCAGTCTACAACCCAGCATCATAGCACCCATTGCGACCTCCCTACCAGAACCACATGAGGCACAGGCATTTTGACTAACCTGAAAATCGGAAAAAATAGTAAACAGTTTATCCTCACCTGCAACTAGAAATTCCCCACACGACTCCCTATTATTTTCAATAGTTGCAAACCCACCGGTCTTTAAAATATCCCGTATTGCTGGAACAAATTCAGTAACCATAAACCTATGGTTCAGCACCTTCCACTGCGGAAATTTGGCATACATCAACAACTGACCCATCCGGTATGATGATGTAAACCCAATCAAATACTTTCCACTCTTAAAGATTTTGCTGTCTTGTCTGGGTCCACCAATATAGTGGTCTGAAACACCCCTGCTATCAGCGGCCATATGGACACACTTATTCTTCCGGTCAACCATACTGGCTATACAGGTCATTCCTGTCTCCCAAACAATATCCTCATTGACCTAGGCAAACCAGTAGCATTTGAGGTAGCATCAACCCCCTCAGCCTCAACCGCCCCCACACAGGCATTAAAACCGGCCTTCAATGTCTTCCAAAATTCACTACGAATGTCCAGCCAATCCTCGAAATGCATAAGATGGTACCGCTGTGCCAATGCGTCCTCATATCGCTCCACAGACTCAACAAGGCTGGTAAAATCAATGATACCTTTTGAATAACTGTCCAGCAGGTCAAAAAGTCTAAACTCAAGCTTCTTGGATAGAAACCGCCTACGACCCTCCACACCCATTCGGGACATCTCCTGCAGTTCCTGAACGCCCATAGTATTCTCCCTAGTTATTCCTACAGCCCCAATGCCAATATGGCCTTCGCAACAAGATTCCATGGCCCAGCATTTCTGTCATACTGCTCGACTCGCCCTTTAGCAATAACCTTGCCCCCATCCCCTACGAGCCAAACATCATAGTTACCAATGTTTGCTTCACCAGTACTGTCATTCTGAATCCTCACCTCCCCAAGGTCATCGGAAAAAGCAGTTGTAAGTTTAACGTACAGCATCAGAACTCCTCTTTGTTCACATATGCCCCATGGTAGCCAAACCCATTTACCAGCACATTGGCAATCATCCTTACTCAGAAGTCCCAACAATCCTATCCGCATATCTCCTGACCTTCTCCGGAATTGACATTTTTGAATACCCGTATTTGTAAACATTACCGATGCCCCAGTTGTAGGCTACCGCAGCCCACCACCAATCCCCATTGGTTCGTTCATAACACAACCTGAGATACCTTGCACCTACCCTAAGGTTCAACATTGGGTTGGTTTCCCAACCAGATATTCCAACATCGATAGCCGCCGCACTCATAATCTGACATAGACCAATTTCCCCCGCCAGCCCCCGGGCCTCAGTATTCCATGAGGATTCAACCGTAATCAGATTTGCAAAGTACGGTGGAGGCACATCAGCCGCCTTTGCCTCAGCAATAGCCATGTCAAGCAGACCCATTTTGTCAACCGGTATTACCACCTCGGTTGTCACCACATTGGTAGATGGCTTCTCCAAATCTACTACCCTACGCCGGAGTCCTTCAAGACTGCCAAGCACAAATACAAACATACACAGACCTATCATTGCCAACCCAAAAACAATCTTATTCATATCTATCTCCTCATCCTCAGTATATGCACAAACCCGGGTATGTCAAGAAAAATCATTTTCACACAGGTGAGAGTTGTTCTTTTGTGAACGGGTCCACAACAAAATCCGAGATGTCAATAAACAAATCACACTCTTCCCTAAAAGCTCCACGGAACTGAGGCAGAAATGCATTGACAGCCTGACAACCACTGAAGTGTATGAAGTCCAATGTATCGACGAGGTCCCCATCGGAGCTGATAATAACAGCCTTGTCATAACCATCAGCCGCCGCACCGGCCACAATGTCGGTAATCATTTTTGATTTAACCCCACGCTGAGAGTTTCCCTCAATGTACCCAATCCTCAGGGTAAAGTATGGAAGGTTTGCAAGGACATTAAAGAAATGCTGCTGTGGTTCATAGTCTGAGCTGTCCTCATCAGGCATGGCATTGTAGTAGATGACTCTGAACAACTCATCGCCTTCATCAATCAGATTATTTACCAGATGTGAGAAGTCTATACGAGTTGCCCCAAAGTACTCACGCAATGCATAGTAGAGGTTGCTGCCATCGATGAATACACATACCCGGTTGTTGAAAATCCTACCAGTAGTTTCTTTCATTGTTGATGTATAATTTTCGTCAGTCATAACTGTCTCCATTCATCTAATAGTACACCTGAACAGGATTTTGTCAAGTCTAAAATTCATAACCTCTAACACCCAGATAACCTTTTAAGGATTCATAAAGCACCTTCAACAGCTGGCAAACACGGGATTCCCCAATACCTAGGATGACTGCAATCTCCCGCATCTTATAAGGCTGAAAGTAATACATAACAAATATTTTACGATTCCGGGATTCAAGCCCACCAAGCCAGCGACCCACCTCTCTCAGTACTTCCAACACCTCAACATTATCCGCAGGGTCATCCTCCATGGAAATCTGTGGGAACTCATGCTTCATTGCAAATACATCGTCAAACCGTTTGAAAAACTCATGATAGGGTGGATATTTCCTATGCCTGCCATAGAGTTCCCGAAACCTATCCATGAATTCCCACCGGACAGCCATACCTGCTGAGGGCTTTTTAGTACTGGCCGTCATAAACATTCGTGTAGCTGCTCCAATGGCAATGTCCTCTTCAGTAAACTCTGAGTAGGAATCAAAATGCCTATGAACACCAAACAAAACCTTTGCTTGCTTTCTTGTCTCTGGAAGATATTTATTTATATCCTCATTTGTAATACCATTGCTGAACCTCATACTCTATCCTTACCACCACCATGAATTATCTTAGGGTTGAATCCTGGTGGCACATGAATGTCAGGAACAAGAATCTTACTGTTTCGTTGTCTGGCTGCCTCTTCCATCATTGCACTAATTTCTTCATTAACAACTTTCTGGTCAGCATCAATAATTTTGTCGAATTTATCAAACACATCCTTAATATCCTTTGCATCAGTCATCCTAGCCATTCTTGATATTGGCTGAGAAATTGGTGTCTTACCATCAGGTGCCAATGGCTGAAAGGAATACCTCACATAGTACTCACAATCCTCTGGGTCATCAATGTTTGTTATAATGATTGCCTCTTGCCCATCACACACAAAGGTCTCACGCTTGTAGATTACAACATTATCCATTATTGCTCTCCAATCCATAGGTTAGAACTGCAATCCTATTCTTGAGGTCCTGTATTTCCATTTGCATTTTTTTCAAACAACAGCGTTTGTATTTGAGACCAGACCCACAGGGGCAGGGTTGGTTACGACCAGTACCGGAATCCTTATAACGTGCCATATGAAGCTGGAGATTGTAGATTTCCTTGTATAGGTTTTCAACCTTCATAGATTTCTCATCACTATTGTTTGAGTCAAGGACCTCATCAATAATGTCTTTCATAAAAGCTCCAATCAAAAAAAAATCATTTTTTGCAACCGGGGAAACTTAATCTAACTACTGATATTATAATACAGAGTTAACTAAATTTATCCAGTTACAATTATATATATATATCTTCTCTCCCTCAGTTCGGTTTAAAAAATCGGTGTTCGGTTAAGTTCATCGGAATATGGATGCTCGAATAGACTCCGATTCTCTTTTGTACTTAACTACAACTACAAAAGTTAAAGAACTCTTTCAAGTCCAGAAAGTTCTTCTTCATTCTTCAGTATTCTCTGAATTATGGTGATTCAGGAAGTACTGAATTCTTGAATGAATTCTCTTTTTACATGAAATCAATTCTTCTGTTATCAGCACAGACTCATTCCCCCAGAAATTACTATAAAACAAATAATTTCTGTCTGTCTGTGCAATCCAACAACGGATTTCACGGCTTCCTACCCATAGCATATCACGGCAAATCCGGCCTGAGGCGGGGTTGGCGGTTGTTCCTCAGGTGCTGTATTACTATGGTGCATTCCCTGCTCTTTCGAGCGACCAACGGTCCGGTTAATGCATCCGGCTCACTTCTACCTATGATTTCTCAGAACTCTTTCCCATGCAGGCTCTGGAACACACAGGCTTCCCTTTTTTCCCTGAAGCTGGGTTTTGTCACTAAGGTGTACGGTGGGACCCGCACCCTACTCATCAGGGTGACTTTACTTTCTCTTCATTACTTCTTCAACCTTCTCCTTATCTACAACTGCAGCAATGTCACCATCATTACACATGAAGTACATCACCTCATTGAGAAAGAAATGTTGTAATGTGGTCACTTGTAATAGTATCCGGTCATCTACCTTGTATGGCATTGGCAGTCTGTCTTTACCATCACGTTCACGCCCGGGCCCAACCTTTACAATACGACAGACCCTGAAATGAAATTCAGACTCTTCAGGCACATACAGCCCTGATGCAGAAATTGAGAGACTCTCATACACAAAAATGATTTTTCCACCCGTTGGTTCTACAGGTAGGTCATCACCTTTTAGTATTTTACTCACATCCTTTGGTAGATACGCTACAAAGGGGTCTTCATTCTTACCCATCGTGTGTCTCCTATTCTATGGCAACCTTATAGCCATGGTGTTTATAAAGTCGTTTTCGGGCGTCTGAGTGTTTTTTCAACACCCCGGGGTTCTCATCATAAATATCGACAACTCGAACAGAAACTTTACCTTTTTCTTTTCGTACACCTCTTCCTACTCGCTGGGGTATCTTTATTGGACTCTTTCCCCCACCGGCCATTACTATCTTATAGATACCACTTATATCAATACCTTCATCAACTATGGAGGTGGCAATCAAACACCTAAGATTTCCTGAGGCCAGCGAATCCAATGTCTCCTGTCTGCCAGAGGATTTTCCAGAGATGAAAACACTGTCAGGAATACTCTCACCTAAAAGCTTCCCATGCTCAATCTTATTAACCACCACTAGTACACCGGCCCCATAACTGGCCTCATCAATAATAATTTTATTTCGCTTAGGGTTGTTTATTATTAACTCATTTTCCACCATTTGGTAATAGACGGTTGTGAACGCAGCCATTGTATACTTACTGCTAAACGACCCATCGGGTTTCTTAAGTGGTTGTGATTGTGACCATATCCTAGTTTTCAGTTTCTTCTTGTTGTCCGGGTTTGTTTCAGTTCTTAATTTTTCCTTAGCCAACAGGACTTGTTCAGTACGCTTCTGCTCAGTCTTAACTATTGCGGCTGCAACAATCCGGTTACCAGCATCATCATCATTGACCATACGTTTCATTCTGATGTCGGCTTCAACAATAGCACCAATTTCAATGAGCTCACCTGCGTTAAGCTGGTAAATAGGTGGACCAAGATACTGGATTTCTTTCCAGAACGCAGCTGTTTTGCGCAGGTGGGTCGTACCAGTGAATCCAAACCGATACTGTGCACTGCATTTCTTCAGTA